AACCGGCGGCCAGTTTATCCCGAAGTTCTTCGTATCTCTGCTGGAAGAACGCCGCTGCCGAAGGGTTCTCATCCAGCAAGAGTTGTGCCGCCAACCCGTAGGGAAGGACGGTCTGACAAATGTAGTCGTCCAGTTGAATGAAATCCGTGAAGTTCTGAATCACGTCCACAATGGGGCGTTTCCCTTCCTCTACCTGCTCATAGGTGTCAGAGTAAGGGAACAACTCCCCACGCAAGGCGTTCAGAATCAGCAGCGTTCTCACCTTGTATTCTCTGGTGTCAGAGGTGTCCGTCTCGCCGCTGGATTCATTTACTTCATCAATAAGGCCCATAGCAATGTCAAAGACACGCTGGGCGGTGGTGCTGGGCGCAGGCATCGTGTTCCCTCCTTTGGAAAAAGGGGAGGCGCTGGGCCTCCCCCTTGTTTCGTTTTATCAGGCAGTTGCGGTGGAGGACACATAGATGCCCTTGCACTTGGTGTCCAGCACAAAGCTGTCGTAGATGTAACGGCCTTCGACCACATCACCGTCCACGCCCATGGGGTTCTTGTGAACGCGGTAGTTCTTCAGCTTCATCACGTCCACGGTCGCACCCTTGTACTTCAGGATGAAGTTGGTAGCGGCAGGGAAGATGGAGGAAGGAACGGTCACCACGTCCACGCCGTCGATGGTGCCGCGGTAGCCGCGCCGGATGTTCTCAGCAGTCAGGGTGTCAGAGCCGCCCATGACCACGTCAGCCAGCTTGAACTTGAGGAAGGTCAGTTCAGGGATGAACAGGACGCGGCCCGTGGTGGGGACTTTCTCGTCGGACATGGTGGCGTTGGCCGTGAAGATTTTCTCCACGATGTTGGCCTTGGTCAGTACGCCGTCCTTAGAGGACAGAACAGCCTTGCCGGTGGTCAGGCCGTTGCCAGCGATCCACTTCTCGAAGCGGTACTTGTCGATTTCAGGGGTGATGACCTCGTCGATCTCACGCTTGAGGCACTTGTTTGCCTGCTTGATGTTGAACTGCTCGGAGGCGTTACCGGCGTCGATGGAGAAGGTGAACGCCTTGTCCACCGCCAGGGTCATTTCCTGGGTGGTGTCGCCCAGCTCGGTCAGAGCGCCGAAACGGGCGGTGCCGGTGCGGGTGTAGTTGGTGGTCGGCACGGTATCCACGGAGTAGATTTTGATCGTCTTGACGCCCGTGAATTCGTAGTCGTGTCCGCAGTAACGGTCGGTCTTGGAGCCGATGGTGAAGCGCTCCTGAACTTTCTGGGAATACTTCTCAGCAAGATTGATAGCCATAGGGGTTCCTTATCCTTTCCGGCCCCTATGAATCGGGGCCTATCAGTCGTCCCCGGAATACCAGTCATCGTCAATGGGGTCAGCCTTTTTCTGGGCATTCCCAGCAGACTTCTGACTGCCGGTGGAACGTTGTTTGTTGTCCAGATTCTTCTTGGCAGTCTCCAACTCGCTTTTCAGCTGCTCGTTTTCTGCTGCCAAGTTTTTGGCTGTGAATCGTGCGTAGGAAGAAACCAAACTTTCCCCTTCTCGAAGCATCGTCTCCCAAACCTCCTTGGGAATATCGCTCATCTTCACATCGGGGAACGCACGCTGAAACGCGGCGTTGTCCGCGTCAATGCGCTGTCTCTCTTCCAGTTGCGCCTGCTGTTCTCTCTGCGCGTTCTGTCTCTGTGCGTCAAATGCCTGCCGCTCTCTGTCCAGTTTCACGCGCTGAAGGGCAACGCTCTTGTCGATGCCCTCTCTGCCTGCCAGCAGTTCCGCTCTTGTGGCGTCCATCAGGTCTTCAATGCTCATGTTGCTGGGCGCTGCCAGCTCAGTCAGAAAACCTTCCAGTTCTGCCACGCGCTCTTTTGCCGTGTCGCGTTCTCCGCGCACATGGTCATAGTCCAGGCCCTTCTGTGCCAGGACGGTAGCTTCTTCACGATTCACCTTCGTGATCTCGCCGAATCGCTTGAGTTCCATGAAGGGCTGGTCTTCCCCTTCCTTCGTCTCTTCGCTCTTCTGCTCGTCCGAAGTGCCTTGCTCCCCTTCCTGCGGTTCCTCTTCCTTCGGCTGGTCTGCTTCCGGTTCGGGTTCCTCGGCGGGAGGCTCCTGCGTTCCTTCGCCCGTTTCGTCTGCCTGCACGTCGCTCAGATCGATATCATCAAAGAAAGCGTCGTCGTCATAGTTTGACGTGGTACCCTCGCTCAAAGCGGCGGTATCCACGGTCTCGGGGGCGTTGTTCATTGCAGTTTCGCTCATGGTTTTATCTCCTTCTTGGCTATGGTCGGCCAAATATAAGTTGTTTCTTACAGGTATCTAAACCCGGTTCAGCCGGGGTTAGAGCAGGTTCAAACGGCCCAGGATGGTCACAACCTCGTCTCTCTTAATCGGTCGTTCCGGCCCTTCGCCGTTGATGATGCCCTTTTCTGTTGCCTTGGCCCAGTGGCCGTCTGTTCGGCTCCACATGGGTTCCAGCATGGTGTCGGCGTGGCGCATGGCTTTCTCAAGCAGGGTGTATGCCTGTTCATCAGTCAGGTTGTTCAGAAAGGTATTTACATCCATTTCCTCTTCCTCCTTCCCTGCCAGAATCTCGTTGACTGCACTTGCAATCTTCGGGTGTAGGTTATACAGGAAGTCGCCGGGGCAAGCCTTTTTCGCTGTCCATCGGTGGACGACCATGTTCTGCTTGTCCCACTGCCCCATTAAGGACTTATCTCCCTTCCAGAGCAGCTTCTGAATCCCGTTGCGCTGGCAAATGTCAACCAACAAGTTAATAAGGACCTCGATTGCTTTTGGAGTTACCAAGTTAGGTGCGTCTTTATCGCAAGCGACTTCGATGGTCACAATGTCGTGGTCAATAGGATTCGTTGTACACCAAGCGCGATTTTCTTCTCCGCACACTTGAGCAACAGAGCCATCCCCACCGACCACGTAATGGCAGGATGCACCATTCTCCCTGTCGTACTTTGTGAAACGTGTCATATCAGCCGTTCTTCTTGCCGGCAGATTTTTTCCGCCTGCGGTGCAGTGGATGGCTACACCCTTGATAGTGCCTCGTCTCGGCTTTGTCACGTTGGGCGAAAGTCGGACGTAGGTGGGAAGTCTGGAATTACTCACCTGTTCCACCCTCCTTCTTTTTTGTGAAGAAATAGGCGATGATTGCGCCGTAGGCCGTACAAAAGAGGCTCTGTGCCTCCGGGTTCGGTGTAGAATCTGTAAAAAGCAAGGCAATCATGGCCGCTGTCATAGCGAGCGTTACTAGGCTCTTCACATCAATGAGTTTCAAGAACTGTTTCATTTCCTCACCTCCTAACCGGTTACAATGGGCAACCGCTCCACCTCATCCATGATGGTGTCCAGGTGTCCGTTGCCACCGAGTGCTTTATAAGTTCTGTGCATCTCCTGGATGTTCTCTTTGTCTTCCAGGGTGATGCCGCCAGCCTCGACATACCGTCTACCGAGGGAACGCACCCGGTCGATCATCAAAACTTTCTGCGCCGCTGCCAGCGCGTCCAGCTTGTCGTCTTCTTTGTCTTTCTTCATCCAATACCTGTTCAGAAGGGCTACCACAATGGCAGAAAATCCGCTCGAACCAATCACGATGCCGATGATTTTCAGAATGGGTTCCATTACACCATCCCCTCTGTCGTCCCAGTTGCGTTCACCTTGCGCTGTAAGGCAGAGTATCCGCCGCCGGTGGGAATGTCAGGCTTCTCTTCCGGGGCCGCTACCGGCGCGTTTCCCGGGTCTTGCACACCCTGCATGGCCTGCTGCGCCTGCATCTGTGCCGCCTCCTGCTGCTTCATCTCCTGCACCAGCTCACGTCTGGCAGGAATGTAGCCGTCCGGAATTCGCTCCAGATACTGCGTGGTGCTGATTCGTCCCATTTTGAGCAGGTTGTCTAGCGTCTGGATGGAAGCGATCTCCGAGTAGTAGGAGCTTGCGCCCACGTCAAGCCGCATTGCCATGGGAATCTTTTTCAGCATAGAGAAGTCGAACGGCAGCGGGACTTCGGGTGGTGGTTGCTGTCCAACGAACTGAAACGCCTGCTCTACCTGCTGCGGGGTATCCACGTCAACGAAACGATTTCCGTAGTAGGCACCCATGAAGTCGATATAGATGCGGTACAAGTCCTCAATGCTCTTGTAAAGGTTCTGCTTCGTCAGCTCAGAGGGCGTGGAAGCCGCTCTCTGCAAGGCGATGATTGCCGACGTGTTGTCCGGTCTGGTATCACCCAGCGCCACGGACGTCGCACCCAAACTTTCCTCTGTCTGATTTACTGCCAGTTCGATGAATTGGGAAATCTGGGGGGAAATGGTCGCCGGGTCGATGATTCGCGCCACGTTGTTCACGTCGCCGCCGTTGATGCCAATGGCCGCCCCAATTCGGTTGTCCCACTTGGAGACCCGCGTCTTGTCGTAGACGATCTTCGGGAACGCCGTAGTCATCAGGGACAGCATGGACATGGCGTAGGTCTTGTTGATAAAAATCTGGTTTGGAATCAGGCCGGTAATCATGGCCTGCCCGTGATAGCAGTCCTGCACATAGTCCCAGTTCAGCCAGGTAATGGGATATCGGGACAGTTTCAAGTCCCACGCTTCCCGCACCAGAGAAGTCCTGGTACTCTCACAGCCCCAGATGTGGCCCGTCTCTTCATCTCGCCACAGCAACAGAAGCACTGTCACTTTGTCGTCGGTCTGCTTCACGTCGTCCAGGTAGGTGTCAGAACTGTCCGGCTGAATCAGACCCCACGTCTCAATGCCGTTGGACTTAGCTTTACGCTTGGTGTGGCCCACGATCTCTCGCTTGGAAATCAGGATATAGGGCTGATTCTGAACGAGACGGTCATTTGGGTTCCCGAAAAAGACCTGCGTGTTTTCCAGAATTTCCGTGACGATCTTCCCCTTGGCCTGCTGGCCCGTCTCTGCGTCCGGGTCCCAATAGGTGTAAGTACACCCATCCCCATCCACAGCGGCATTTCTCGCGTACTCTCGCATGAGGGAAGAGATATTCAGATGCTCGGTCAGGCTGTCCAGTTCCTCATTGACGATGCGGACCGGTGTCGCAAGTTCTTCCGTGGCAGGGGTGGCCGCCAGCGGGGTCGCATTGACCTTGATGTTGTCCGACGTGATAGAAGCCACTGTGAACAGCGCCACGCGCTTGAGGATGTTGAACACAGGGGTAGGCAAGCCGTTTGAGATAACACCTTCCCACTGCTTCCCTATGAAGAAGTTCTCATTCACGCGGACGGTTTCATTGAGGTTGATGTTGCTGTTGAAGAGCATCCCACGCTCATACATCTTCCACACGGCGTCCGGGGTCAGGGTGATTCCTTTTGCACCGAATAGGTCAAGCCCCGCTGTGTTCGAGGTCTCAGTCTTCGCTTTCTTCAAGGTTCTTCACCGCCTCCCGTGCTACGCTCGCGTCGTAAGACATAATGTTGTTGATGCCGCTGAGCATCCGCTCTTCTCGCTGGTCCAGTGCCTTGCGGTCTTCCATGTACTCTTCCAGCTTTTCCAGGTCGAGAACGAGCTTGTTCACAAGTTCAACATTTCCGTCAACATCCGCCGCAAGAGAGCGAAGCCGCCGGAAAAGCTCGTCTATTTTCTCGTCCGCTTTGGACTTAGAAAGCGACAAAACAGCCACTTTGTCGGTTAGCTTACCGATCATCAGTTCCAACTGTCTGATTTTCAGCTCAAGCAGCTTCTTCAAATTCAGAGTGGTTGCCATGAAAGCAAAGAACACGACCAGTAAGCAGACATAATACAGCTCCATTGTTTCCTCCTTATCCAGCGCCGAGATACCCGGCAGTCACTTCCCCGCCTGTCATGTATCCTGCGTAGTCTTCCGGCGCATCATCCTCTTCGTCGTCCCAGAAGACAGGCTCCTTCTCTTGAATGGCTTCTGCCGGTAACACACGACTTACGCAGTAGTAGCGCACACCATCGACCGTGTGGGTCACTTCGTGTGGGTCTTTGGCGCAGTCGTTCGGGTTCTTCTCGTCCGCCTGAATGTCCTGAATGTCTCCGATAGCACCCTTGCAGGTGTTGAAGAACAGCAGGCCAGGCAGTTTATCGGGGACTGTACCATCGTCCCGACGGAACATAGCCTGCACATGTGGGTCACGCAGAGGATAGGGAGCCATCGCTTCCTTCATCATCATGTGGCCCTGAACGCGGTTGTTATCCGCTTTGATAAGACCCACCTGGTTCAGCATGAACACCTCCGCCATGGTCTTGCCGGTGTCCTTCTGCCTGCTCCACATATCCGGCGGCGCATAGGTGGCCGCGATATGCTCACCCGGAAGGGTCAGCTCATGTATTTTGTCCGCCGCTTCCTTGACGATCAGGCCCTTATGGGTGAACTCTCGGTAGCACCAGGAGCGTCCATCCTCATCCACCGCCCACCAGTAACACGCGAACATGTCAAGGCCGTAGTCAAAACTCCGGTATCTCTGCCAATGGTCAGGTATCTTGAAGGGCTTCACCACATGAGTAGCAACGGAAAACTCCGGGAAGTAGTTGCCGCCAATAGCGTTCCAATCGCCATAGCGGTAAGCCTTTCGCTTGTCTTCCGGCATATTAGCTAGCATCCGAACATAGCCAGGGGAAGAAGCCATCAGGTGATAGTTGTCTTCCACCGTGGCAGGAATGAAACTGTAATCATCCGGGTTCTCGTTCTCTTCCGGGTTGTCCGAGTTGAGCTTGAAGTCCCGGTCAATGAAGAGTCGTTTCACCCATCTGTGCCCGACACCACCAGGGTTACAAGTCAGGTACATCCGCTTTGGGAACTCATTGACGCCACGAAGACAGCCGCCCAGGAAGTTGAACGCTCTCTCAGAAAACTGCGTTGCTTCGTCAATGAAGATCCAGTCGTATTCCAGACCGTTGTATTCGTCCTCAGAAGCATCCCCGGCCCAGTGGCCGAACTTGATGGTCGAACCGTTGTGAAAGGTCATAAGGTGCGTTGTGGCGTTGTAAGAAGCTGCTTCACGCGGCACCATCTTTACGATGGGCCGGATATGGTTCTCTTCGAGTTCCGGGTACGTCCGACGCATAATCAGAATCCTGATTCCCGGATTCGTGAAAGCACCACCCACCGCTTTGATTCGCACAGAGTGGGTCTTACCACCGCCCTTAGCACCGCCATAAGCGGTGTAAGTAGTTCGTGACATGTAGAAAAGCTTCTGCTTTGCATTCGCTTCCCCAGGGTCCCAGACGATCTCTTTCTTCCCCTGCCCCCGGTACATTCTTCTCTTTGCCACGAACTCACCCCATTTCAGGCAACAAAAAAGGGCCAGCCACCTAGAAATTTCTTTCTAGGTAACTGACCCCATTCGGCCCATCCTACCCGCCACTTAGAGTAGGGTTATTCACTTCTCTGTGGTGCAAACAACCTTTCTGTGTGTCTGCACCACCTTGACACTGTTGTTCTTTCCGGGAATGACCTCTACCCGGTCTCCCCTGGAAAGTGCCGCCTCAATGGCAGCGATCACCTTTACATTGAGAGAAACCAAGTAGAGCATCCCCTTTCTTATTCGGCGCGAGGAGGAGGATTTGAACCCCCGCAGGCTGTATAGCCCCTAGCGCATTTCAAGTGCGCCCTCTTCAACCATGCTTGAGTATCCCCGCATATAAATGCCCTACCAGAATTGCACTGGCGCTCTTCTCCCAAAGAGAGCTGCTATTTACGGGCCGCAGCTTATCACATAGGAGGGCGGTAGAAACCAATGAAAAGACCGCACCGAAAGGAGCCAAACTCTAGGTCATGCCCTAAAGCCCAGCATATAGCCCGTCTTTCCGGGCTGCCAGTCTACTTCTGGTCGTGGCATGGCTTTGTACCTGCTATCCAAGAGTGTGCCCAAACCGAATAGCAAACCACGCTCGCATATAGCAGACAGCTGAAAAACAGAGATAAGAATGGAAGCGAATTTCACTTCCTTTCTGTTCTGTATTTCTGCCAACTCCGTCGAGTTGGCTCTTGGTACCCAGTAGAGGAATTGAACCCCTAAACACAACATGCCATATCGTGTCCGTAACCTTACACTAGGTATAGTTGTTTATAATCTGTATATGTGTCGAGTTCCCTGTTTTATATTTCAGAGTGGCTTTTCTGAAATGGTGCCCCCCGTTTTTCTGGGGTATGGTTTTCGTGAGAGGTATGTTTGGAGGGTTGCTCTCAAAGGTGTGTGTAGTCTATACAGGGGCCGGCCGCCAGAGGAGCCGCCCTTTTTCCGCCACACCCTCACTGTTTGGTAGGGGGGTGGTAGGGGTACCCCCCCTATATAGTAGGGCCGCACACACCCCCGCCCCGCGCGGGGCCACGCGCCCCCCGGCCCCCACCCCCCAGGCCCAGGCCCGCGCCCGTGCTGGTGGTGGTGTGCCTGCTGTGCTGGTGTGTAATAGCCTGTCAAATCCCTGTCAAACAGAGCAGAAACCCTTATATATCAATGGGTTAGCTATGCCATAATAGCAGAGAAGCACAGATACATATATATATCTGTGCTACTTAAACGCATCCGCGCCACCCACACCCTGAATCTTCAAAGTAATGGTTGCGCCCTGATCTCCTGTATTAATTGGGCTATCGGTATAGCCGCCGTTTTTGGTTTGTTTGAGCTGGAATATTGCAGCTGTGCCGGCCTTCGGGTCGTGCTCAAGCATGGTAAGCAAGCGATGCTCCCGGAATTGCTGCAACCTTTTTAGTGGTGCATCGTATCCGTGATATGTGTCCCCCTTCTCCCCTCCCCGTCCATACCTTTCCAGCGTTGCGGGGCTTACCTGGAGAAACTTACACAACTCAAAATCAGTGGGGATAAGCTCTTCTTTTTGGCACTTTTCAATAAATTGTGTAATGAAAAGGTCCAATTTTTGTGGGGAATCAATCTTTTTCTTGTTTGCCATTGTGTTCCCCTCATTTCTTAATTATTGATATGCATACAAGTTTTAATCCTGCTTTTGTAAGTCAAGTATACCACATGTAATCAAAATAATCAAGGGGAATACGAAAAGTATTATTAGAGAATTTAATGGAAAGGGCCTGTTACCATCAGGGAATTTGATGGGTTGAAACAGGCCCTTTTCTATACTCTCTTATATATACTTATATGCTCTCTGTGCCCTCTGGTGTGGGCTGTGCGGTGTCCTGGGCTTGGGATAGGTAACTATCCATCCGTGCCCTCACAGCGCCCAGGATAAACCCTTGCAAGCTCTCTCCGGCATCCGCCGCAGCCTGCCTGATCTCCCGGCCCTCATCCTTGCTAGGCCGCAGCATGATAGCATCCCTCCCAGCCTGGTACCGTTTTACTGCGCCCTTCTGGGCCTCTGTGCCCTTGTAGTTATCCGTAGCCATGGCATCGCCCTCCTGATCTATTATCCCTTATATTGTATCACGGCTCCCTCTGTGAGTTAACTCATAAAATTGCACAAAAACTATGAGTTAACCTTGTGCAGGTTTACGGCTTGACTTATGAGTTAACTCATAGTAAGATAGAGCCATCAAAGGGAAACACCCCAACGGACAGCCCACCGAGGCGGAAAGGACAAACACCATGAAAAAGATCATCGCTTGCATCTGCATCGCACTCGCGGCTTTCGCCGCCGGACACCTCACCACACTCTACACGATGGAGATCGAAACAGACGGCGACGGCGACAGCGCCATTGTTACCAGCTTCGGCGCAGAACACCTCTACGGTATCAATGGATACGAGATCGGCTAACTCCCTTCCAGGCCTGGGCGGTGTCCCGCAAAACGCCGCACCCCATAAATCTAAAAACAGATAGGAGATAAAACCATGAAATACTTTATCAATGTGAACACCCTTGCAGAGCTGAAAGCTCAATACCGCCGTTTGGCGATGAAGCACCACCCCGACAGAGGCGGAGACCTGGAGATCATGAAAGCTATCAATGCAGAACATGACGAGCTTTTCTCCATCCTCTCCAAAGCTCAGAACGACAGAGCAGCAGCAGACCCCACCGGACGCACCGCAGCCACCACTGAAACCCCGGAAGAGTTCCGGCAGATCATCGACCTGCTTCTGAAGCTGGACGGCCTGGAAGTTGAGCTTTGCGGCTCCTGGCTCTGGATTGGTGGCAACACCAAGAAACACAAAGACGCACTGAAAGCGGCTGGTTGCCGTTGGTGCTCCAAGAAGAAGTTGTGGAGTTGGCACCATCCCGAAGAGGGACAGCGTTACAGCAAGCGCGGAAACAAAGACATGGGCTACATCCGCACTAAGTACGGCTCTCAGACGTTCGAGGCCGGAAAAGAGACCAGCAAGTACGCTAAGATCGGGGCGACCGCGTAAGCGGTCCCCCAGGAGGTAACAATGGGATACAAAGATTTGCTTCTCCGATTCGGAGAAATCCAAGAGCAAGCCGAGCGCAATATTTACATTTATGTAAAAGCCCCAGAAACCCTGAAAACGGCGAAAGAAATCGCCTGGAGAGACTGCGACGCAGCAGCCAAAATTAAAGAGCTGGAAGCTATAACGGAAGCCTTGAAAGACTACCGAACAGCCCTAGCGAAACGATACGGAGAACTCGAAACAATGCCATACAAAGATACGCTAAAGATCGAGCGTGTCCCACATTGGAAAAAACATATAGAGTATATCGTTACCATAACAAGGATTTTCGAGGATGGAACCCAGAGAGAAGAGCTTCGAGAGATATACAAAGGAAAAGAACGTAAAGCAGCCCTAGACAGATACGAAGAGCTTCGCAAGCAATTTCCCGGAATCGAATCGGTCAAAATGATTGATAAGCGCAGTTGGGAGAAATAAGCCGAAACGCCCCTGCCGGGCGTCTGCCGGAAATAGCCTACCGGCACTGATGAGGCAGGCTAAACACAAACCCAAGAAGAGCAGGAGGATAAATACCATGAAAACCTATTATTTCCCCGACAATGAACACTACGACGCTTTCTTTGGCTCTTCTACCCCTATCTGCGTAGACCTAGCCGAGTTGGAGCGTCTGGCCCGTGGCTGGGAGATTGATTTTGATGAGCTGTTAGACCAAGTACACGAAGCAAGAGACGATGAGATCACCGAGTACGGCGTTTGTGATAGCTGAAACATCCTTTGGGATGTCCGTCGGGATTGCAAACCAAAGCAATCCCTGGTAAGATTAAGAAAAACAGGAGGTTTTAACTATGAAGAAAACCAATGAGTTCTTCGCCAACATTGACCGTCTGCCACTGGGCAAGCGAAACGCCTTGAGGGACGAGGCAAAGAATCAGTTCGGCCAGGTCGAGCACCCTAGCACCTACGCCCACTTCTTTAGTTGCTTGCCCGAAGCTATCCCGGAAGAGTTAGAAAGCCGCTGCTATTTCGCAGCCTGCCTTCACTGCTTGTGGCCGGTCGGCACTACCAACCGCCTTCCGGTAGAAGAGATTCTGTGGGATATAGCAAGGAAAGATGCACAGAAGCAGAAGAAGCTGGAGCACGATTTGAAAATCCTGCTTGATTACCAGTGGGGAACCGGCGACATCCTGCCTGGTAAAATTTATCACCTTGCCAAGATTTTCAAAAATGAGGGCTACGCTATCGACTGCGCCGCTCTGCTGGACGATCTGATAAACTGGGACGATCTGAAACAAACCGTGCAGCTTAAATGGTCTCGCGCTGTTTACATGAAACCAGGCACAGACGGAATTTTATATTGCTGACGCCCATAGACAGCCCAGGAAGGATATGTTGAAGAGTGAGGCCGGGCCGGGTACTGGTTTTACCCGGCCCGATCATTTTCGTGGCCCCACGAAAATGGTAATGAAAAGGAGGATGCTTTATGTACTATTATCCATTTAAGTACGACCAGATTAAACATCGTTGGCTCTGCATACGTTCCGCTATGCGTATCAACGTGGAGACCTGCGAGAGAGCCCTTTCAAGAGCACACGGGCGCAAACGTGATTACATAGTGCGCGCATATAACAATGCAAACGATAAAATAGATGGGTGCATTGATGGTTTCATCGATTTCTTTTTCCGCTACGTACACCCCGATTTTTGGAAGGGCGAACCATGGGAAGAGGATATGAAAAATTTTTATAGCATATACGCAGGCATTGATGAAGATGAACCCGAGTTGTTTTAATTCGCCCACTAGACAAACCACGAAACTTGTCGTATAATGTGGCTGTAATCCTTCGCAGGATTCAGCGCGACTATCCCCCTTCCCGGTTATCAGGACCGAGAGGGGGGATACCTTTTTGACAGAAATTTGACAGGCCGGAATAGGTTATTCTAGGTAAAAATAGGGAATTTTAAGGCACAGAAACAGCTCAAAAACAGCCCATAAATAGGCATAGAAAAACCCGCAAGCCGTTGGTATTCAATGGATTGCTGGTTTTCAGTTGTTCGGATTCAAAATTTCACCTAATCAAGACACGACGGCATATTAAAACCCCTTATTTATCAACGCTTTCCTCGCTTTCTACATCATCCTGACAGAGAAATTGATTCAGTCTCTCCGTTGCCGCTTTCTTCTGCCGTTTCCTGATGTGCGTGTACACGTTCAGCGTGGTTTGTATATCCGCATGCCCGAGAAGGTCCTGCATATCCTTCATCCCAACGCCAGCTTCATATAAAATCGTGGCGTAATAGTGCCGCAGCTGGTGAGATGTAACAGTTACTCTCCACCTATCCAATCCGCGCAATTTCTTTTTCCCCTCCTGCTGTTCTTTCTCTTCTGCCAACCCCGCAGAAATACACCACCGTTTCCATGCGCGGTGATACTCATTTGCTGTCATGTAGCCGTTTTTCCCCTTAAATATCATCCCGCTTTTGTTGCGTGGAAGCCGCCGTTTCAGCTGTTCCAACAGGGATATCTCCCGTTCTCCTGCATCCGTTTTCGGCGTTTTCACGCGCGGGATACCATTGATAAATTCAACGGAATGTTTCACACTGATCAGATTTTTCTCCCAGTCGAAATCTTCCCAGCGCAGGGCCAGCAGTTCGGCGCGGCGCATCCCAGTAAACGCCTGGAGCAGCGGAAACAGCCCGAATCCTTCACCACCAAATGCAGCCCGCACCTTATCCATTTGTTCATCTTCCGGCGGCTCCCGTGTTCCTTTCGGCAGGTTCCCCGGCAGCTTTGCAGATCGCGCTGGGTTGTATTTAATCATACGCTTCAAAATAGCGTAATCAAAAATCCCGTTCATCACGTTCTTGCGCTTGGATACCGCGCTGAACCCCAACCCCTTCGCCGCTGCACTCTTCAAAAAATCCATGATTTCATCGGCGTAGATATCACCAATGTTCCGCCCGGAAAACCAGTCCTTCGCTTCGCGCAGAGAGGGCATATATCCGTGTTCTGTGTTCCAGCCGACCTTATCCACTTCTATCTTAAATTTGAGCCATTCGTCCGCCACCGTCTCAAACAGCACGGCCTTCTCCTTGGCTTCCTCTTCGGACCGGCTCCATTCAGCCATCTTCCGCCGTACTTCCTTCTGCGTCTTTCCGTAGAAGTATTTGGGCTTTGTCATCCCTGGCAGCTTGATTTGCTCCTGCCAGCGTCCATCTTTCCTCTTAATCATTGCAATTTACCTCCACATGTGTTATAGTGTGAGGGTATCCATACCAGATACAACCCCCATAGAACCGTCCAGGCCTGCGTCAACTCCTGGACGGTTCTTCCCTTTTGTCTATCAGCTCCCAGTTTCTACCTTTTCTGTTGTTCCTGCGTGGTATCCTGTCCCTGGTGGCTGCATCACAGCCATCACAGGAAGGGCCGCGTATAATGGAAGCAGAAATGGAGGGAACCAATGAACCTTGATCTAGTCGCACGGCATTTAGATGCCACCAACAACCCGCGAGAAGTGCGTTCACTTCTCGCTTTGGCTATCCCAAAACGCATCCATCATGGTAGCCATGCCGATCAAAAACTTTGCCTGGGCGGGAGTGATATCCTCTCCCCGCCGTATCCACCCCCGTTCTACAAGTAAATCTTCCAGCCACTCCCTCGTGTCCTTCTTGGGCGCGGGGGAGCTTGTCTTCTCTTCGATTAAATCAGACTTGAGACAATGAAAGTAGTTAGCAAGTTTTTCAACTTTATCCATACGCGGTATTTTTACACCGGTACACCATGTACCCACGGCGGATATAGACACACCGGTAACTTTTGCAACCTCCGCTCTGGATACGTTGTTGTCGCGCATCATATCATTTAAGTTCCGCGCGAAAATCACTCTCACGTCTTTCTCTTCCATACAATTTCCCCTTTCTAATGGTGTGGTCTCATTATACACCGAAAGAAACACAAAAGCAATATTTTTTTGAAATTTTGCTACTTTAGGTGTTGACTTCTACTTTAAGTTGTGATACTATAAAGATGTCCTCAAGAGAGGACGCGAACCTTGACAACTGAAAGAAATTCAAAATAAAGAGAGGTGAAAAAATGTTTCAAATCTCATTAGAAGCAGCACGGGTTAATGCAAAAATGACCCAAAAAGAGGTTGCATCAGCCATGAAGTTAAGTCCGACGACGCTTATAAGATGGGAAAACGGCAAAGCAGCCCCAAGTGTTGTGCAGTTCCGAAAACTCTGTTCTCTGTACAACTGTCCAGAAGACATTGTTTTTGTACCCGAAAATGTTACTTAAAGTAGCAAGCATTTTCAAAGAGAAGACCGCCCAGGTTTCCCTAGACGGCCTCCTACGGTGGTTATTCGGTTGGCGGGTGACAGCGGCTACAAGGCGTGTAACCGTCCTCTACGGCCTCTGAGAGCGTTGCCTCTATCTTGCTTTGTCTCAGGTAGGAGCAATTCTCTCGATGGTACTTCTCCCCTGTCCTGGTCACGTAGACGATAATCTCATCACTGGCACTTGATGAGGTTTCGGTTTCGTCCAGGTCTCCGGCGGAGCAGGTGTCCTGCGCGTTGGTGTCGTAGCTCGGTTCTGGTTCCGGCTCTGGTTCCTGTTCCTGCGCCGGTTCCGCATCTTCTTCCTCTGCTTGTTTCTTTTCCGCTTCTAGCCTTTTGGCGGTTTCGGCAGCTTGCTTTTCAAGTTTATCTCGCGCTTCCTCTAACGCCGAGATAGAAGCATCTTGCCTATCATTCGTCTTTTGCTGTTCTTCGTCGGAATTGCACAAGTAGATAACACCAACAATCACAAGCGCGAGAACAAAGTAGTACCAATTATCAAGAAACCATCTTAGTTTCTTCTTTGGTTCAACCGACTTGTTTTCGTCTTCCATCCCTATCCACCCCCTTCCTGAACCAATGATACCAGGTTCAGGGCCGACATGCAAGAAAGGAGGGCCAAAATGCCCAGAGAGTTACCCGGCTTCCGGGACCAGTTGGAGGACATTCTGTCCTTCAGCAACGGGAACAGAATCTTGACAAAAGAGGAAGTCCAAATCTACACCGGCAAGAGCCGGAACTGGTGCGATAAGTATCTTGCTGTAACTAAGGCCGGCATCACCGCCCAAGTCCTTGCCAGAAAGCTGGTGAGCTTATGAGCGATTCCGGGCACACCACCCGAAAACCTGGGCGAAATCAGCGCTGGGACGTGAACGCGATCCGCTGGAACGCTGTTGCAGGTACCGACCGCAAGCACACCAAGGGCTGTGAGGGATGCCGGTATCGCGACTACTACGGAGACTGCATTTACATTCTGGTAGAGGGTCACTGGCGCGGCGTCCCCATGAACCCAGGCGGCGGATGCAGCAAAAAGACCGTGGGCAGAGCCAAGAGCGGGAAGTTTATTCTCACCGACACCCAGAAGCAGATCGCCAAAGTCTCCAAAGCTTGGGACTTCGACACAGAGAAAGCTGCCCAGTTTTATGAACTCGGCGACAGCGACACTGCCATAGCCAACAAACTGAAGTGTCGCAAGCAATCTATCCTGGACTGGCGCAAGGCTACCGGGCGCGTGTCCAACTACATCCGCCGTCGGGAGGGTAAGCTATGATTTACCGCATCCGACACGTCCGTCTGAACGACGACGGACACGTCTGCTGGGAAGACAACCGGAGGACAGAGTACAAATCTGACCAGAAGACCTTGCTGGGCCAGATCATCACACGAAAAATCAGAGGCGGCAAAACTCGGACCTACCGCGTGGAAGCCGCCAAGTTAGAACCAAAGGAGATGTTGAAATAATGAACGCTGTACAAGCCATCAAAGCCAAGCATGACATGGACGCTCTGCTCAGAGCCATCGCTCCCCGCATGGAGGAAAACGTCAAAGCCCGTCGTGCCAAGGAAGCCAAGCAGCACAAGTTAAACGCCGTCATGGCTAAAGCGGGGATTCCCCTGCGGGTGCTGTGATGACCCACGACCACCCCGTGTACCGGCGTTGTATCCGGTGTTCTAAGCACTGGAATGTGAGCGCTATCGAGCCAGGCCCGGACGTGTATGTCTGTCCGGTCTGCGCAAACTTTTTGGAAAGGATGCTGAAAAAATGAAAAAGACCGTGGAGATCACCCGCGAGATCATCCATGACTTCATCATGGACGAACCCAGCGACTTCGTGGATTTCTGCCAGAAGCTTTATGAGGCAGAGGTCATGGCCTATCTGGACTACCGTCAGCAGGAGTTTGACGAGTGGATTGATAGCCGCATCAGAGGGGAGGGTTAAGCATGGGGATTCCCGTTCTGGTGTACGGCAAGTCCGGCAGTGGCAAGAGCCGTTCGCTCAAAAACTTCTCCCCCGATGAACTGGTTTTGATTAACCCCATCGGCAAACCGCTCCCCTTCCGAGGCAAGTTCAAGTGGACGCTCATCTCGGACAGCTACGCCGATATCAAGAACTGGCTGGCGAACATGCCGGTCGATGCCGCCGTCATTGATGATGCCGGTTACCTTCTGACCAACCACTTCATGCGTGGCCACAGCGGCCCCAAGAGCGGCGGGAACACGTTCGACCTGTTCAACGCCATTGCAGATGAATTCTGGCAGCTCATGTCATTCATTCAGTACAGCTTGCCTGCCAACAAGATCGTGTACATCATCATGCACGAGCAGGCCGACGACTATGGAAACACCAAACTTCGTACCATCGGCAAGCTGCTGGACGAGAAGGTTTGCATAGAAGGCATGGTCACAGTTTGCCTGCACTGTCTGGCAGACAAAGACCACCACTATTTCCGCACAAACAGCGACGGCGGAGACATCTGCAAGTCACCCGAAGACCTGTTCCCGTTGGAGATCGAGAACGACCTAAAGGCGGTGGACACGGCTATCCGCGAGTATTGGGGAATCACCCCGGAACCCACCAAGGAGGCCCCAAATGGGCAGACCTGACAGCGGTGTGGCGCGGTATGTGTTTGCCAGCGCCACCGTGAGAGTGGGGTTCCCGGTAGACTTCCGGGGGAATGTATCCCTCAGCTGCTACCAGTGCCCCTTTTATCAGCGCAACTATCGCTCTTGTGGCCTGAACAAGAAGATCGTTGCCTATCCAGAACACTATGTAGGGGACGAGTGCCCCTTAGAAATCGAAAAGGAGACTGACGAATATGAGAAAGATCAACTGGGATAACGTACAGGAAAGCACCGGCTTCTCCAACCCCGAACCCGGCGGCTACGTCGCGCAGATCACCGCCGTGGAGGACGTGGAGAGCAAGGAGTATCTGCTCATCGAGTGGGAGTTCGCTTCCGGTGAGTGGAAGGGTGAGAACGGCAAGACCTACGCCCGTGCCGGGTTCTGGCCTACCCCCTACTTCGCAAGTTATAAGGAGGCTGCGCTTGGCTTCTTCAAGCACTTCAAAAAGGCTGTGGAAGAGTCCAACCGTGGATATGTATTCACCGAGGACAACGTGCAGGGCCTGCGCGGCCGCTACTTCGGCGTGGTTTTGGGTGAGGAAGAGTACCAGAAGAAGGACGGCACCATTGGCACCCGTCTCAAGGCTGTGAACAGCGCTTCCATCCAGGACATCCAGACCGGCAACTTCAAGGTGCCCAAGAAGAAGCTGCTCAGCGGTTCCGCTCCTGCTTCTGCCCCTTCCTACGCTTCCCCTGCTCCCGCCGCTGACCCCTTCACCAGTGGCAATCCCTTCCAGGACATGACGCAGGACAAGGAACCGTTGCCCTTCTAAGGAGGTGTTTGTATGAGCGTGAGTATCAGGCAAAGAGAGGGCTTTATCGCTATGCCGAACGACCACCTCTTTGACAGTGAGTTATCCCTTGAAGCTAAAGGGCTTCTGAGCCTGTTCTACGAACTTTCTCAGAGCGGAATCCCGTTCAACGATGCAAGAGTATTCGATCTGTCCAACAGCAAGGTAGGTGAGTTTATCTCTGCTGTCATTGAGCTTAAAGATCATGGGTACATTGACTTTGATGTAAAACCAGAGGACTTCTTCGCAGAAGCAAGCCTTTGGATGAAGCGTCGGAGGGAATATCGTGAGTAATATCGTCCGAGTAGACAGAAACAAAAATTACACGGTGATGGGCAACTATCACTTGCGCGACAAGAACCTGTCGAACAAGGCGAGAGGTTTGTTGTCTACCGTTCTGTCTCTACCCCCTGAATGGGACTACACGGTTCGCGGCCTTGCAGCTATTTGCAAGGATGGAGTAGACAGCATTGCTTCTCAACTCAAAGAGTTAGAACGATACGGCTATCTTACCAGAAGTCAGAGGCAGGAAACGGACGGGAAGTTCTCTGGAATGGAATATACGTTCCGAGAGCGGCCGTGTACGGGTTTCCAGTGTACGGTTAACCCCGCACAAATAAATACTGATAAAGTAAATACTGAATATATCCCCCCTATATCTTTAGATAAATCTAAAGATACCCCCCAGAGGGGGGAACCCACTCCCAAGCGAGAGCGAAAGAGGTTTACTCCTCCCAAGCTGGAAGAGGTCGAAGCTTACTGTCGAGAAAGAAACAACTCTGTCGATGCTTCCCGATTCCTGGACTACTACGAAGCAGTAGGCTGGAAGGTAGGCAAGCAACCCATGAAGGACTGGAAAGCTGCTGTCCGAACTTGGGAACGCAGGGACGCAAGCAACGCCTCTTCCCAAGCAAAAAAAGAAGAGACTTACCGCGCCCCGGTGTTCGTAGGTTACGACGAAGAAGGACGGGGAATCTACAAGTAAGCGTCTCGTCGTGTTTTACAGCCCCAGGAGCGTCCCTAGACCCTATACCAGTATAGTTACCCTCGAAGAGGTCTAGGAGCGTTTCTAGGTCATTCTAAGCCCAATGCAGCCGTTGTCCGTGAGAAAGAAAGAAGGTGGTATGACCTATGACCGAAGCCGTAGGCTATAACCTGGACGCAGAACTAGCCGTTCTAGGTTCCGTCCTCATCGACCCCAGAGTATTCCCGGAAGTCCGGGAAGCTCTGCGGGCGGAGGACTTCGCTTCCACGCTGAACCAAGAAATTTACAGGGCCGCCGCCGCGCTGGATAGCGCGGGGAAGACTATCGACCCTGTGACCATCCTCGAAGCCTGTCGCAAGGCCGGTGCCCTGCAAGGAAACGAAGGAACCCAGTATCTCATGCAGCTCATGGAGATCACCCCTACCGCCGCCAATGTGTCCGCCTATATCAAGCTCACGCGAGAGGCATCCATGCGACGGCAGCTCCAGGAGATCGCCAGGAACATCGAGACAGAAAGCATCAGTCACACTTCCCCGCGAGAGATTATAGCTGCCGCTCAGAAAGCCTTGCAGGGCATTGAAAGCAACGAACGAGCCTCAGAAACGATAGGATTTCAAGATGCTTTGGCTGACTTTCTAAATTTACAACTTGATATTCAGAACGGTGTATCTTTATTCACAAGAACTGAATATAAATCCATTGATAGAATCTTGGGTGGACTTATTTTAGGCGGATTTTACATCTTGGCTGGTCGTCCCGGAATGGGTAAAACTACTCTCGGTCTAAATATCGTGAAACGATTAGCGGAACGCGGTTTGAAGGTATTGGTCGTTTCCTTGGAAATGTCAAAAGAAGAAATCACGGCGAAGCTCGTCGCTCTGGAATCTGGCCTATCTAGCCAACGCTTGTTAGGAAAACTTGACCAGAACGAGACGGACAAAATGGTAGATTCTGTGACGAAAATACGGGAACTTCCGATTATGATAACAAAATCCCCGTATGCGATGGTTTCTGACATCCGCAATATAGCGCGTGGGATACCTAATCTTGATATCATAGTCGTGGACTATGTGCAACTAATCATGCAGGAAAATAAAAAAGCCAGTAAACAAGAAGGAATGTCACGAGTAAGCCGTGACTTAAAGCTGGTAGCAAGGGAGTTAAATATTCCCGTTCTTGGACTAAGCCAGCTAAACCGAGATGTCACAGGACGAACAGATAAGCACCCGACAATAGCCGACCTTAGAGATACAGGTAGCTGGGAACAAGATGCAGATGGAATCATTTTGCTGCACCGCCCGGATTACTATGACCAGAACTACAAACGTGATGGAATAGCTCCGGTAATTCTTGAGGTTGACATTGCGAAAAACCGACACGGCCCAATCGGAAAAGTAGTACTTGACTACTATATGGCAAACGGTCGGATTTTATGAAGGAGGTACCATGCTATTTGTCATTCCCCTGCCCCCCGTGACCAAAAAGAACTCCCAGCGCATTATCAAAGTCAACGGGCGGCCTATCATTATCCCGTCGGCTAAGTATGTGGCCTACGAACGAGAAGCCATCAAGTGCTTGCAAGTCTATTTCGGCGGCAAAGAGCCGCCCAAGATCGACTACCCTTGTAACGTAAAGTGTGAGTTCTACATGCCCACCCGCCGCCGGGTAGACCTGAACAACCTTCTCGAAGCCGCGACGGACGTGCTAGTTCGTGCCGGTATCCTGGACGATGACAACAGCCAGATCGTGGCATCCCACGATGGAAGTCGGGTATTCTACGACAAGGAGAATCCACGAACGGTCATCAATATCACGAGCCTAGGCGTGGATTTTGTACCCGTCCGCACCGTCCGTATCCAGAAGGAGGAAAACGAATGAACAAAGCGAATCAATACGGTATTCTGTCAGGAAATGAAATCCGACAGCGCATGGCATCGGGTGACATCATCATCCACCCGTACAACGATCAGCAGCTTGGCCCCAACAGCTACAATCTGCGTTTGATGGATCGGATGCTGGTGTACACGGAGGCGGTGTTGGACCCCAAACGAGACAACCGCACGCGGGAAATTATCATCCCGCAGGAGGGCTACGTCTTGAAGCCCGGAAGGGTGTACATCGCGTCCACGGAGGAGTGGACCGAGACTCGGAACCTGGTCCCCATGCTGGTTGGGCGCTCGTCTGTGGGGCGATTGGGACTAGCTGTGCATGTGACCGCCGGGTTTGGGGATATCGGCTTCCGGGGGCGCTGGACGCTGGAGCTGGCCGCCACCGAGCCGGTGCGTATCTACCCCGGCATGGAAATTTGCCAAATCTACTACCACACAATTTGTGGCGTGATTCTAGGGGAATACGCCGGCAAATACGTCGGCCAGGAGGCGGCTACTCCATCGAGGCTGTATCAGGAGATGGGCAACGATGGCTAAAACGATGGACGAGTTGCTAGCTCTGTTTCCCAACAACCCAACCATCCTAGATGCCGCGATCAAAACGGAGGACCATATCAACCGCCAAGCCCAGCAGGGCGGGAAAATCATGGTTTCGATATCTGGCGGCTCCGACAGTGATATCATGCTCGATCTGTTTGAACGGATTGGTTACCCGGATGGGCTGGTGTATTACGTTTGGTTCGACACTGGCATGGAATACCAGGCCACAAAACGGCATTTGGTGTATTTGGAGCAGCGGTACGGCATAACTATCCACCGACACCGTCCCAAGTTAACGGTGGCCCAGGCATGCAAACGGTATGGGATTCCATTTCTGTCAAAACAGGATAGTAGCAGAATTGGGCTGTTACAAAAACATGATTTTGAATTTTCTACGGAATGTAAAAACGGCTATCGTACAGATCAAAAATACTGGAACGGCAACGGAAGTTTGTCTGTTGCTCACATGATTGGATTGCGAGATTTTTTAGCCGCAAATCCGCCAAAATTCCGGGTATCGGATAAATGCTGTGCCTACGCAAAAAAAAGCCAGCGCGAGAAACGGCAAAAAAAATTGGAGCAACGCTGGAGTGCGTTGCTCTCAGAAAATCTGAGAGCGGGATTCGTTCCGTCGCTTTGAAATCCTGTTTTACGGATGGAAAAAACGGCAGAGTGGATATGTTTAGGCCGATATTCTGGTTTACGGATACAGACAAAGAGGAATACGAAAAATTCTGCGAAATCCGCCATTCCGATTGCTACGAAAAATGGGGATTCAAACGAACGGGCTGCGCCTGTTGTCCGTTTGGCTCTGGGTTTGAAAAAGAGTTAGAGGTTGTTCGGCGTGAAGAACCCGCCCTTTTCAATCTAGCTAACAAAGTGTTTGGCCAAAGTTACGAATACACGCGGCGTTATAGGCGGTTTAAGGAATCGCTTAAACGGGAGCGCAGGAGGAAAGGGCAGATTGACCTATTTGATGATCCGTATAAGATTGTGAAGGAGGACGAAAATGGCTGAATACATCGAGCGAGAAGCCTTGTTAAAGGCGATTAGCAAAGTGGGCGGTAGCCCTCTCAGCGAGTGGGACACTGTGGGAGTTGTTAGTCTGGTGGCAAACCAGCCTGCCGCCGATGTGGCCCCGGTGCGACGGGGGCATTGGGTAAGGGTCGGAAACGGTACGACATGCAGCGAATGTATGCAGGGCTTGTTGCGGATAAACGGGAAACAGTCGGAATGGGTTGATTTATCCGGAATGCCCTACTGCCCCAACTGCGGCGCAAAAATGGAGGGGAAATAATGGAATTTAAAACAAAGCCATGCCCTGTGTGCGGTGGGAAGAGTTTGCAAGTTATTGCCATAACTAAGGGTGAGGAAACGCGGTATTTTGTCCGCTGCACGAAATGCGGCCACGAAGGCCCGTTTAGTCTGCGCAACGATTTGGAGGCAAAGGGGGCATGGAACGGATGTGTCGATGTGTTGGAATACCAGAACGCAAAACCAGCCACCCGAAAAACCATCCTGGATGCTGCTGAAAAGTGCGTCTGCAAAGAGCGAAACGATCAGTACGGGGAACCAGAAGATTGTTTTCAAAATATCGCCAACCTCTGGGCAGCTTACAAAGGCGTCGATTTCGACCCCTTTGACGTGGCTATGATGATGTCCCTGTTAAAGGTGGCACGAGCCAAAGCAAACCCTCAGCACACAGATAACTACATCGACCTCTGCGGCTATGGAAGCATTGCCTGGGAGTTAGCAAACAAAGACTAAAAAATCTGTGCAAAAAATGCACAAGTCAGAAAGGGGAACCAATGATCGAGTTTGAACACACAGAGGTAGTTGGCTGGGAAGCCGCTATCCGGGGGATGCGGAACCCCATGAACTCCTGGGAACGGTCGGACAGCCAACTGTGCAAGAGCATGGACGGTTTCGAGGATTGCCGTGTGGGAGTTCATGGAAGTTGTCCACGCGGGGATGATGACTACTTCAAAGAAGACATTTTCTGCGTCGGAAAGAACGACTTCGAGCTGATGCAGCGTCTTGCCAGGGCCGGAACTGACCACCGCAAATTTATGCGGATGATCGTGGTGTACGTGGATGTTACTGCACCGCTGTACTGGTGGAAGGAGTTCGACACTTACAAGGTCGGTACGGTCGCTAACAGTGAGAGTACGATGCATACGATTATGAAAAAGCCTTTCGTGAGAGATATGTTCTCCTTCGATAAGGTTGGTAACGTAGGACATTGGAGCGACGTCTGTGATACTATCATCAACGAGCTGAATGAGCTGCGAGAATTATATCTCATGGCTGTGCGAGATAAAGAGTCCGGTTCTGCAAGAGCTTATTGGAAGATTCTAATTGAACTTCTTCCGAATAGTTTCAATCAAAAAAGAACGGTCCATCTTAATTATGAGGTACTCGCAAAAATCTGGAAGGAACGTAAAAACCATAAGCTCTCAGAATGGTCTGGCATGTTAGGCTTCTGTCAGAATTTCATAAAGTCCCTCCCCTACTCCGAACTCATCACGGGAGAGGAGAAGTTGAATGACTGACGAACGAGTGAGACGGGAAAGACGCCGTGTTAAGCGTCTGGCTGCTGGACTGTGTGCGAAATGCGGGAAGTTGCCACATAGGCCCGGCGTTCAAACCTGTGTTTCTTGTTTTGAGAAACAAAAGGAGTTGGACAGGAAAAAATACCTGAGAAAGGCAGAAGAAAAGAAACTGGAAAGGAGAGAATCGGAACGTCCGAACACCATCTGCATCGACTGCAAGCACGCAGTCCCCACAGCGGACGGCAAATACGGCTGTGAGTGGTCACGCTCGTTCCAGCCGGTCACTGGTTGGGTGGCTGTGCGGCGTGATCTGAAAGTGCAGGAAGGGGCCGGGAGAGTTCGTCTGTCTCTGTCCTACAAAGTAGAAAGCTGTCCCAAGTTCATCGAAGGATAAAAGGAAGGGCCGCCCGGTGTGGGTGGCCCTTCTTGTTATTTGCCTGCGGCGATATTTTCAATTGCTTTCTGCTTGGCATGTGCCCAGTCTTTCTTCCACGGAGTTCCTCTTTGGCTGTTAATGTAGTTATAGTAAGCCGCTCTTTCGGCTTCCGTTGCATCGACAGCCATAAGTGCCCGGTAAATTTTAACGTAACTGTCTTTGCCGTTCGTCTCTACGGAAGAAGCAAAACTGGCTTGTTTCTCGGTAGATACCGCGTTATTCAAGGCAGTTTGTGCTTTTTCTTCTTTGGCTGTCTGTGCCCCTTGCGTTTTTGAAAAGTCAGACCAAGATGTTGTTACATTCTTGTCTTTGTAGGCGTTATACAGCTTCTCTTGCTCTACCGGGTCGCTGGTCTTGCCAACGATTCCCTTATAAAGCTCAGAGTTGCTGACATCACCGTTGCCGTTGGTATCAAATTCTTTCTTAGCGTTCAGAAGGGCTTGAATTTCTTGCGGGTTATCGTAACCAGCATTTTTGACTTTCTGATAGGAATCCGCTTTTACAGGATTCATCTTGAAGAACTTGATGGAATCGCTCAGATATTCTTTCTGGGAATCGTTCAAATCAGAACGCCCATTGATGTAGTCCTCTAGCATACCTTGTTTAACAACTTCATCGTCCGTACTGTCATCGTTTTCCAACGTACGCTTGTAGGCGTACACAGAAGCGAAGGCAGACGGGTCAAGGCCGACTTTCTCCTTACCGGCCTGTGCCGACTGAATCCACTTGGCTTCCTTCTCAGCGGGTTCCCCTGCTGCGATCTTTCCGATGCCATTGGCGTAGTCATACACTGTTTCAATGTACCGTGCCTTGTCGTCGTCGGACATGTTCTTGTAAGTATCTGTCTGCATAAACTGGGTGAGAATACGGTATGCCTCTTGCCCCTGTGTTTTCTGTCGTGCAGACCACTGGTCAGCCGTCATTTTCCCGCCCATGAAGTCAGCAGACTGTTTTACAGAACTGGGGAACACGTCAGTATACCCAGCGTCATAAAGCCGTTGCAATTCGTCCTCCATAGCGGAAGAGTTCCAGGTAGAGGAATAGCCAGGGGACAAGAAATTGTTAAAGAAACGTTGTAACGGAGTACCTGTTTCTTCCGTTCTGCCCCAAGCATCCAGGTAGTCGATCTGGTTATATTCCAGACCGGGAACCTTGTTCAGTGTCTTGCCAATCAATTTTTGTAAGGACTTGGGCAAGGGACTGTTGGGGTCATAGAAGGTGCTCTGTCTAGTGCTCTCCCCTGTCCGTTCGATCTGGCCGCCCAGAGTGGGAAGGAACTGGGTCAGGTAGTTTGTCAGGACGTTTGACACGATAGCGCCAAGGCCATTGTCGCTGAATTTGATGTTATCAATGGTGTCGTTCAGGGATTGCAGCATAGACATTTCCAGCATTGGGTCTGCGACGTTTTTCAGAACATCGAGGAACTGGAAGAAGTTCAGGCCCTCTCGCTGGTCATAAGCGTTTTTTAACTCCACGCCAACGAAGAACGGAAGCGCTTCCGGGGCCAACCAGTCCAGGGTATAGCTCTTGTCTCCGATCTGCAAGGCGTAGCTCTGAGCGCCGCGTAGGTCGTTGAAATCGTCCTGCTTGTCGTCGCCGGTACTGCCAGCAGAGATCAAGCCCTTCGCAAACATGAGGCCGCCCAAGGCCAGCAAACCAGTACCGGTCAGGCCAGCGGCAATGTTGTCAATGGCCTCCGCCGCCGTTTTGTTTCCGTTTCGCACCTGGGCCAAGTCGTAGGTCAAGCCCTTGGCAAGGCCGATGGGAGAATACTCCACACCGCGAACAAGGATGTTCGCGGGGGTCTTTTTGAAGGGAAGAACACCCTCGACCAAGTAGCTTGCAGCACGGTCTACGGCGTTGTTGCTGTGTTTTAGGCGGTTAGACCGTGTAACAAACTCGCTGAAAGCGTTTAAGTCACGATAGGTAGCTTTCTGGGCTTCCAGAATGGCGTACTCCTGGGCCTTATTCTTTGCCTCTAGAGAGATCGTGTCGTTCATATAGTCCACGGCACTGATTTTATTGGCTTTCAGGTACATGGCAAGAGATTCCGCATAAGCGGGGCGAGAAAACGCCATATCTTCCTTGTCGAGCAGCCAGGAGTTTGCGTCAGAGCCTTTTTGGAACAGCTTTCCAAGCGGTGAAGTGAATACTTGCTGGCTATCTCGAATGATGGATTGTGCCTCATCGTACTTGCCGCCGTTTTTAATAAGCTCCTCCACGTTGTTGAAGTCGTGCCAACCAGCCTGGAACAGAGCGCGATCTTCCTTGCTTGCTACGTTTAGGACAGATTTCGTCCTATCCTGCACGTTGAAAGCACCTTCCATCGTGGCAGCTATGGTATTCTTCATCATACGAACAGGCATAAAACCAAGGTTGCCAAGTACGTTTCTGCCATGCGTGCGAAGGTTTGCAAGCATCATGGTATATCGAATCGTATCGAACTTATCCTGCCAGGTCGCAGGCATTTTTCTGCCGATATCCTGGTAAATTTCTTTCCGAATGGCATCCCGTTCTTCCTGGGTTTCTGCGTCCAAAAAGCGCTGAACCAGTTCAGGGTCAAGCTCAATATCCTCGAATTTTGGAAGCCCGGTTTCCTTGTCCACCTTAGACCGTCTCCGTGCCTTTTCGTTCAGGTTTTCAACAGTCTTCGTGATGGAGTAGAGCTGCCCTTCCGGGGACATTTTATTGATAAGATTGAAACCCTGTAAAGCCTGTGCGGTGTCCTTTGCATAGTCGATCATTGTGTTGGCAATGTCAAGCGCTGCGATGGCGTCTCCTGCGTTCACTGCGTTGTTGTACAGGGTGATACCCATAGCGGTATTGAACTTACTAGAACTGCCGTTCTGCATAGCTCCCATCCAGTCTTCCTTCGCTCTCTGGAATCCTACGTTTTCAATCTTCTGCCGAACCTGCGCGGTGGCTTTTGCGTCGCTGTAAACCATTCTAGAAAACTCACCTCTGGCAAAAGCATCCTCCATCTTGGTTACAAAATCATTGGGCGTGATATTGGCGTTCATCAGTGTGGAAGCGGTCTTACTGGTCAGGCGACCATAGGGGTTCATGGTAGGAATTTCTTCCCTTGCTCTCCCTTGCTCTGCTTCCGTCTGCTGATAGGCGCTTTCATTGATTCTATGGAACTGGTAGCCAGGCGTGTTTTCCACCCAGGAAGCAAAGTCGCCAGCAAAATTTTTGGAAGCTGCACCCATTCCTTCCGGAAGGCTGTTTTCCTCGTTGACAGCTCCCTGCTCCTGTGCTACACTATCCATAGAAGACGGCGTAGCTGTGTCACTGGGGTTGCCTGAAAGGGTCCTGGCATTGATTGGCACAGTTGCGCCGTTTTCGTCTGTCAACAGGACTTCATGCAGGTAGTAGCGGCCATAGTTAGGGCTTTCGTTGCCGTATTTACGGACGATCACACCCATGTCATAGGTCTGCTCTCCAATCTGGATTTTTCCGCCGAAGGTCACGCTGTCCCAGCCTCGGCCCTTCCAGTTGGCTTGCTCGTCGATTACAACGCCGTTCTCTATCACGGCAGGGACCGCAGAGAAAGCAATCGCCTTATTCCGGCTCATGCCGTGCATAATAGAATCCTTTGCCCCGCGCTTGGTCAAGGCAATATCGCCGAACCCAAGGCGGGTCACTTTGTTCCCGATGGAAGCAAAGAACTCTGCCACCTGGTCTCCGGTTCGTTTCAGACCAGGGGCGAACTCCGTTCCGTCCATGCGGGCAATGATACCGCCCTCATCAATGGCAGCCTTGTTTGCCCGAAGGGTGTCCAGCAGGCGGCCCGTCAATTGTCCCTTTTCGCCCGGTTGCGTTTCAACTTGCGGTTGAACTTGCGTATCTTGCGTTTGAGCTTGAGATTGAGGTTCAAATTGAGCCTGAGATTGAGCAAGTATTTGTCCTTGTTCCCACTCTTGATAAAGCTGTTCTTCCGTGATTTCTCCAAGTTCCAAAGCAAGGCGGTTCTGCTCCTTATATGCCTCGAAGCTCCCGCGTTTCACAGCCCCAGGAATGGCTTCCTTTGCCGTGATATAGGCTTCGTTGGGCGGAACTTTGCTGTCTACCTTGTTGGCTGAGTAGCCTGCTTCGTTGGGAATGTAGCCCTTGGACAGCATCTCGTCAAGCACAAGTTCAACTTTCTTCGCGGTGGCATAGTTCTCTTGGCCTTGGTCGTTGATAATGGCGATCAGGGCCTTTTCCAGGTCTGCGCGAGAGATGCCCATGCGTTCTGCCTGCATCATGGCTTCGGACTTCGTAACAACGGTGCCTCTGCCCTTCTCGCTGAACTGTCCAGCTTTCGAGTATTCCACGTCCTGCAACAGGGCTTCCGCCGCCTGCGCGTAATACTGGTGCATCTGAGGGTAGTCCCACTGAAATGCTTTTACACTGGGCTTGGAAACGTCTCCGGCAGTTCTCTGGTCAATGTGCGCCGCCTCTTCTCCAAAGTTTCTGGAAAGCTGACCGGCGTCTTCGCGTTCTGCCTGCGCTTCCTGCGCCTGAATCTGCCGCTCTTCCTGCAAGAGATTTTCTTGTTCTCGGAGTAAGTCGGGGACTTCTTCCTCTGTCGCGTTTGCAGCGCGTTCCTGCCAAGCCGCTTCTCTTTGTGCAAGAGCTTGTCTTGCCTGCACAAGGCGTTCTCTTGCACTCTGCATCTGCGCTCTGGTGTCCTGGTTTGCCTGTGCTTGTTCCTGAGCCTGGGTACGCATTTGTTCCTGCGCCTGAGAAGCGCGAATCAAGGGATTCGCAGATTCCTGCGTAGGCTGTTCCTGAATGGGTCTGGGAGCCTCTTCGACCGTTTGGGTGGGTGTGGTGTCCTCGGTGGGGGAAGGGTTGTTGTAGGGCGTTCTCCCTGCGCTAATGGCGCTGCCGATCACGTGACCGCCTGCACCAAACGCGGCACCGGAAATCGCACCAATGGCGGCGTTTTCAGCCAAGTCAGAAAGGCTGAATTTCGCATTTGGGTCTCTGGCTGCTTTGTCCGCCAGCCAGTTCATGGTGTAGGAAGCGGATTCCTCTGTTGCTTCAATGCCTGCCTGCTTTGCTACCGCCTTGATAAAGTTGGTGCCACCGCCCCCCTTGACCAGCTTGAGCAAGCTGTCCATGGGGATTTTCTCGGTAAACGCTTCGATGCCACCGGAGACAAGGCCACGGGCCAAAGCTTCTCCTGCACCTGTGCCATTCATTTGCAGTTCACCGGCCTTTTGACCAGCGGCCAGAGCGCCCATGCCGCCCAAGGAGATCGCTTGGCCTGCGCCGGGAATGACATTGGCAGCCAAAAACGGAGCCATTTGCAGCATAGAAAGTCCGGCCTTGGTCATTAGCTTCCCAGCCTCGGTCTTTCTGGATGCAACCAGGTCTTGGGTCGCGTCCTGGCTTTCTTTCAGGTTCATCATACCATCGCTGTACCAAGGCACAGGATCGTTGTGCTTGAACGCCTCGGAAGTCTCGCGCATTTTAGCTGCTTCCTGATTCAGCCGTTCTTTTTCTGCTTGGTCTGTGGTTTTGTTGGCCTCATGTTGGAGATAATCAGCGGTGTACTTCTGAGACTGATAAGTGGGGTCATTGCGGTTCTCAATGGCGTTTCTGGTAGCCTTTCTCGCTGTTTCCAACAAGGTCTGAAAACCACCGAGAAGTCCTTTCCCAACGGCAGTTCCCCACTTTTCGCTCTGCTCTCTGTCCCACTCCGTAGGGGTGTAGATGGTCCTTCCGTTGCCGTCGGTGTTGAGGCGTTCCGGCGCAACGTCCTTTTGCTTTTTCTCCCAGGCAAGAGCACGCTCCAAGTCGTAGCTGGCTGGGTCAAGACGGACCGCTTTGCCATACTCAGCGGCATCATCCATGAGGTCCTTGTCGCCGGTTTCCTTGCCGTAGTTGTAGTAGGACTTAGCGACACGCAGATTTTTTCGTCCTGCGTCGGACATACCCGCATATTCATCCTGCTTTATTTCGGGCGTGATAAAACCAGCGCCGCTGTCACCGCCGGAATACCCGCTGTCACGCCGGATACTCTCTGCGCGGGCGTGGGCCTCTTCCTGCATTTGTTTGCCCTGTTCGGTGTATCCGCGCTCGATGAGCTTTTGACCGCTTTCCCACGCTTCCTTCTGGCTCCGAAGATAGAGTTGTTCCGGCTTAGAAAGATTCTTCCGGTCTGCTTTGGAAAGCGCCGTCTTGCTTTTCTTGCGCTGGGCGTTTCGCAGGTTAGATGCCAGGCCGCTAGGCAACGCAGAATCATTCTCTTCTCGGCTGAAGTTGTCCGTTCTGCTGGTCTGAATACGCTTTCCTTGTCGCCGAAGTTGTCCCATAGGAGAGGTATCCATCGTGTTTTCATGGGCTTTCTTTGCTGCGTCGCTTGCCATAATAGGCAGAGACTTCTTCCCACCAAGAGCAGTCTGGTACTGCCTGGAAGAGGGCGTGGTTGTCTTTTTGCTTTTGCTGTTATTACGAGAGACCTGCTTAACACCAGCAACCTTCCCGTTGCTGGTTTTGGTGGCTTGAGAAGCCGTGTTCTTCCCTTTGCTTGCGCTAGACAGGATACTAGAACCACTTTGAAGCAAAGACGCCCCTGTTTCCTTGGAATTCTTTTTCTTCTTGTTGGCTTTATACCGCATCCGGCTCAGTGCTTCGTTGTCCGCCATGGATAAGCCCCCTTCTTAGTGATACTGCATGTAAAGTGCCGCGTTGGGATTCAAAGCCAACCAGCCGCGGCGCATGTTATTGATCTGGTCAGAGCTGAACCCAAGTTTCAGATATCCAGAGAAGTCGCCGTACTTCGCCATGTCCTGTGCTTTCTGCAAGGTCATTTCCTGATTGTATTGGTGGGTGTCCTTGTTGAAGCCTGCAATGTCCACGTTCAAGTTGGCCTGGTCTTTTGCCACGTTCACCAGGCTCTCAGCGGCTTTCTGGTACTCCTGAAGCAGGGCGGCAGCACGCTCGTACTCATTGTTTGCAATGGCCTCTGCAATGCTATTCTGATACTCCACGTACAGGCTGGAAAGCTGCTGCTGGACTTTGGTCAGGGCGTTGGCTTCGTTCGTGCGAAGGGTACTCATGTTGCTCTGAAGCTGGTTGCCCATGGCAAGCGCTGCCTGGGAGCCGTTTCCTGCGTTCATGCCGGTGTAGGCGGCGCTCTCGTTGAAGTTCTGCTGCTGTTTCAACGCCTCTGCCGCGATTTGGTTCGCCTGCGCCTGGTAGGTACCGGGAATCTCTTTCATCGCGTTTTCCAGCTCCATGCGGCTTTTATCGTAGGAGGATTGCAGAGCGGCAAGAGCTTTGTCTTTCTGCGCTTCGTAAAGGTTGTTTACATAGTCCACCTGCGGCTGATAGGTGGGCAGACCGATCTTGTTCAGTGTGTCCTCTTCCTGCTTTAAAGGAAGGTACTGGGAGCCGTCGTTGCCACCGGAGTAGCCATAGGCGGAACGGATTTCTTCTGCCGCCGTGTGAACTCTGTCCATAGTGGTCTTGTCGCCCCGTGCTTTGGCAAGCTCGTACTGCTGCTGCAACGACTTAATGATGTCAGTATCAGAGGCAGAGACGTTTGCATCGTGATAGCTGCCGATGGAGTTGTAGGAGCCGTAAGGGCCGGTGCTGATACGCAGAGACCAAAGCCCAGTTGCCGGGTTATAGGTTGCCCCAGCTGTGCCGGGGCGAACCACCTTATAGTTGCCGCCAGCAGTGACAACAGTATCCCCGATCTTTGTCCCGGCGGGTGCGTTCCCGTCTGCGCCGACATTCCAGGTCTTGTTTCCACCTGTGTTCCCGCTGTTGATTTTCGTAGACCACAAGCCACTTGCCGGGTTGTAAGTGGCCCCGGCGGTGCCGGGGGCGACTACTCTGTAATCGCCGCCTGCCGTGTGGACGGTGTCACCGATTTGCGTCCCGGCAGGGGCGTTTCCATTCTGCCCCACGTTGACGACCCGATTTCCACCGGAAGAACTGCCGCCGGAAGAACTGCCGCCACCGGAGGAACCGCCGGAGCTGCTAAAACTGCCGGGAACCGTGTAAATTCTACCGCCCTGGTTGATCGTTGTGGAGCCGTCCTTGTTTTTCGTCCAGGTGGAACCATCCCCGCCGGTCATGGTGCTTCCGGCGGAAGCTCCACTGATAAAGTTTTTGCCCTTATCGGAGCCAATGTTATAGGTTCCTCCATTCGAGGAAGTACCGGTAATGTTTGCCATACTCGTTCCCCTTTCTCTTTCCTGTGTTCAAGTAGGCCCCCGTCCGGCTTTGGGCGGGGGCCTTTGCGTTCATCTGTTTCGTTCCACGCGGTCGATTTTTTCTCGAACCTCCATGCTCCATGCGTCGATGTGTGCTTTCATCTCGTCCCACACCGTCCTGGTTCCTCGCACATGTTCCGCGTCGTCGGTGTCCAGGATGATGTCAGCGATGCGGCACAGGTTCTTTGCGTGGGAAAGCTCCTGCTTTGCCATGGACAGGTAAAGGTCTTTCGCTTCCCCGTTCTTGGCGTAGATCGCTTCCTTGGCATACTTCTGCGCGTCCGAGACTTCGTCCAGAGCCGCGTCATACTTTGCCATGATTTTAGTTAAGTGTTCCAGATGTTCCATGTCTAAGCCTCCTTGATATAGCGGTACAGCTTGTCCAGGTCTTCCTCAGAACACTTGAAACCAGCGATGCTGACCGGCCACTTGCCCTGCGCGTGGTTCTTGACGGCGGTGTACGCTTTGTCCACGTCCACCTGCTCCCCGTCCACCAGGCAGAGCATAGCGCCCAAGGGATGCTTGAGCATTGCCTCGCTCTTCCCTTCCAGGAACAGAGCGGCACCGGCACCGAATAAAATGCCTTGCCATTTAGGAAGGGTAGGAACCAGCTCCCGGTCTACGAACGCCGCTACACCGCGTTTTACTTTCTCGATAGATTCCATGTCAGTACCTCACAGAAAAGAGAAAGGGGGGCGATTGCCCCCCGTAGTCGTTGTTACGCGCCAGCAGCTGCCGCCGCAGTGGGAGCAGTCCAGGAATTCTTTGCAGGCATCGGCTCAGGACAGACACTGGTAGCCGGGATCACCAACTTGGTCAGGCCCTGGAGCTGGGCAACCTGCGCCTGCAAGCAGGAAATGGTTGCGCCGGTGGTGCCGTTCAGAACTGCCTGGTTCATGTTGATGGCGTACTGCTCGTCCTTGTTCTTGCCGATCAGGTCGCGCAACTCACGGTCACGCCGGTCAAGAGTGGTGTAAACATCGACCATCTTCTGGTCGATGTAGGCGTTTGCCTTGAGCAGGGAGATTTCGGCGTCCTTCTCTCCGATCTCCTGGGTCAGGTTCAGCTCATAGCGGTTGACAGCGGTGTTCTCGCTGCAAATGCAGTTGCCAGCACCAGCCATTCTAGCCACGCCCCAGCCGCCATTGAGCAGGCCCAGAGCGGTGCCAGCGATGCCAAGGCCTAAGCCGGAACCAGCCACACCTTTAGAAGCATATTCGCGTTCCATATTTTTTCTCCTTCGCAGTTTATTTAGCTCGCCCAAGTCCGCGCGTCAACCCAGGTCTGCTATTACTCACAGTATACACCATATACAGAAAGTATACAAGTCTTTACTGTGCGTATTTTTTCGACACTTTTAGCCTTCTGTGTAGACGCTCCACCAACGCTCATCCGTTCCCGGTACGGTGGTGTTGCCATTGATATTGGATTTGTACAGCGTCCCATTGTAGTCCACAATGTCCCCCGTGTTATAGGCGTCATGCGCCCCCGTGGGCTGCGCCCATTTGGGGTAGCCTGCCTGAGTCAGGCCGATGGGGGTATACAGGGCGGGGAGGGCATCGGGGAGCCAGTCTGCCTGGCTGGTGTGGCCTTGGGCAACGCGGTACAACTGGGGGTCTCCTACGTTGTTTTCGCCGTAGGTAATAATGTTCCCCTGGGTGTAGGTCTTGCCAGCCTCCCATGCAGGGTAGATGCTGGGGATTTCCAACGCCTGCTCATCGGCCAGGGAAGCCGCGTACATCTGGATAGCGCGGCGGAGCTGTTCAGCAGCTTGCAGTTTGTTCATTCTGTTACCCCCAGTAATACAGCAAGAATACTGTTCACTTCGTCACTTTCTTTCAAAATGGTTACTTTATTGATTTCGTTCGCGCGGGCTTCATAAAGAAGATTTTCTTTATCTGCCGCAACTCGCTCCTGTAAATCCTCACCGTCCGGGACCTCTACGGTAAATTCATCGTAGACCCAGCCGGTTCGTTCGTCTGTCGTTTCCTCAACCGGGTTCAAGCAGAAGCGCACCAGTGCTGTGCCCGGTTTGTTTGGGCAGCTTTCCGCCTTCCATTCGGGCGGCTTCACGTCTCCGTGTACTCGCACGACTAATCACCCCTTTCAGGTATTTCATTCCAACAGGCCGAATGTAGCGGTCTGTTAGTTTCTTCTTTGCGCACATTTTCAACCGGCCAATTCGGGCCATAAGTGCCTGCGCCATTTTCACAGCAACACCACCGCGCTTCTTACGTTTCACTGCCCGCCGACACTGCCTTGTGAAGCGCAGGCAGGGGCGCTTGCGTAGGATAATGCACGTTCGGCTGAATCGGTACCCAATGGCATCAACGGCGCGTTTTGACACAGGAAACACGGCCCAGTCGCCCTTGAGAGAAAGCCCTATCGTTCTGAGATAGGAGCTTGCCGCTTTCAGCGCCTTGTGTAGCGCCCTCTTGCTGCGGGAAAACAGGGTCACGTTGTCCATGTATCGCACCTCACAAGTCACGCCCTTCTGCCTGCAAAGCACTCTGTCCAGCTCTTCCAGGTAGAAGTTAGCAAGCCATTGGCAGATGTAATAGCCGATGGCTAGGCCGTCCTGAATGATGCTCATCACAAGCTGGACGAAGCGCCTGTCTTTGATCTTGTGCTTCAAGGCTCTTTGGACGCCGGATGGTGGGATACTGTCGTAAAACTTCCGCACGTCGCACTGAGCGGCGTATTTACTGCTCTTCGTGCGGCGCTGTACCATACGCCCGATTTGCTTTACGGCTCTTGCGCCACCTCTGCCCGGAATACTGGCACACGACCAGTGATGCATGCCGCGCATCAGTACAGGTTTCATCGCCCGGACGCACAGCCAATGAACACAGGCGTCAGGGAAGAACGGAACGACTTTGATCTCTCTCCACTTCCTGGAGCTTTGGTCGTAGACCTGTTTGATTTTCGGCTTCGTTGGAACAAAGGTATCCGTGTCCAGCATAACGAGCAGCTTTTCGGCGTATTCGTCGATGTTTGCCAGCACCCGCCGCACGCTGCGGCGATTTTTCTTTCTCTTGCTGGCAAGAAGCATCGTTTCTTTGATAAATGCCATGTCAAGCATTTTGTTATAGAGGAATCCAACTCTCTTAGGAATACTATCACTTCCTTTTTACCTGCGGGGCCGTTCGAGAGTTTACCTACTAGGCCCCGTCCTCTGGGTATGATTTCCGTCAAGGGACGAGGGAAAGCCTGCGCAATGAGACGAATCAAATTTGTTGGAAAAAGTAGACGCGCAGAGATGCCCGAGCTCGAGCTCGACGACGAGTTGTTGGCATTGAAGTACAGCAAACCCGCGTTCGAGCCGTTGTCCCAGTTGCCACCCACATTGAGCACGCGCCACCCGGAAGACGAGTTGGCGTCGGGCGCGGTAACACTCCACGACGCGCAGACAGTCCCTTAGTTTGTTACATGATTAGAAACGCTTTATAAAACGCCCGGGGGTTGCGACCCCCGGTCCCCCGGAGGGGACTGTGTTCGGCTACGCCTCACACAGGAGACGCGCAGAGATGCCCGAGCTCGAGCTCGACGACGAGTTGAAGGCATTGAAGCACAGCAAACCCGCGTACGAGCCGTCGTCCCAGCAGCCACCCACACGAAGCACGCGCCACCCGGAAGACGAGTAGGCGTAATCTGGGATAAACGTGGTCTCACTGCCACCGACAGTCTTGGGGATTAGCAGGCCGTTATCCGTCACAGTCAGATCTTTAATCCAACCGTTAGGCGGTAGCGTCCCAATGTGATTGTATCCAGTCGCGGTGTCGTCAGCGTATCGGGAAGGGTCGATACGGTAGTATGCCGTTGTACCGTTCGCGTTGAAGCCGTCGATCCACTGGTAGACGTTGCCCCACAAGTTTTCGATCCAGCGGTACTGGACAGCGGTACTGCCGTCAGTGCCAGCGGCACGGCCTGTGTGATAAGTCATACTGTCGGTTCCGCCAGAGTTAATAGCGGAGTTATGGTTATCAACGTAGCCTCTGCCAATCTTGTTTTGGCAATTCCAATCCGCAAACTCCATAACATACAACCAAATGATGGCACAGTAGGTAGCAAAGTTATAGAGGCAAAACTTTCCTCCATTGTTTTTTGCCTTACTGCGTGCAACAGCCCTAGTCATATTGACATAGGGTGGTTGTCTGGAATTGCAATATCCGTCACTATTCATGTGGTACCGACCGACAAATTTTCCGCTACCAGGATGTTTTGTGAATCCAGTTTTAGCCTTATCCGAGATGTAGAAATACTGTTTCGCATCTTTTCGTTTTTGTGCGACATAGAACGTAGGAATATAGACCATGACGTAAGCGTCAAAGTAAGAGAAATCTGTCTGGTTTTCCCAAGCATACACGGAGCCATCGGAAAGAAGACTACATTTTTTCATGCCATTCCATGGTGCATAGTTGTCGAACGGTGAGCTGCCCGCCCCAGTACCCACCGCCGGAACCGGTTCAGCCGTGATGTTCTTCGTCACGAAGCCGTAGGGGTCAGAGGTTTTGGTCAGGCGGGTCAGGGCGGTGGAGCTATTGGAGGTATCCCAGCAGACGCCGAACACTGTCGCGTAGTCCAGGGTCAGGTTTTTGCTTTGGCCGCTTGCGGTGATCTCTACGGTGCCGGTGGTGGTATCTCCACCCTTGGTGGCTGTGATAGTCCAGGTGCCTGCTTTGCCCACAGTGAAAATCGCTGTGCCGGTGCTGGTTTTGGTCAGAGTGGTGGTGCCGCATACGGCAGTGACGGTGGAATCAGCGTCTACGGTGACGATGATGGTCGCCTGGAACTGCGTTAAGGCCACAGACAGGGCGGTAAAGTAGTCCAGCGTCATAACTTCTGCACTATATTTCGTTCCACTCACAGAAGCGGACACAGTATACAGTGTCTGCACGCCCATCACAGGGACGACAGCTTTCAGAGTGCTGTCCACCACGCCGCTGTAATTCTCCCCGCCACCGGTCAGCGTCCAGGTTGCGTCCTGGAACGCAGGCTCGAAGGTGATGGTGATGAGAGAACCGCCGCCGGTCATATCGACAGCGCCGACCACGTTGTCCGCTGTAAAGCCGACGACCTTTCCCTTCTTGCCGACAAGTTTGTCTTGCTTTTCAGAAAACTTTGTTGCGTGAGCATCAGCAGCAGTGTTGTGAGTGCTGATTTTTGTGATGGCGGTGCCCTTGGGGTCTGCGCCGGTTTGTTCGGCGGTGACTTTGTGGGGGTTGCTGTGGTTAGCGATATGGCTGGGGACATTGGAAAGTGCGGCGTTGAAGGCGGTCTCTGTGCCGGTGTAGCCTGCTTCTACGGCGGCGGTAAAGGCACTTTTTCCGTTTTGGCCGCTCACACCTGCCGGGCCTTGGGGTCCTTCCGGGCCGGTCTCGCCTTGGGGGCCTTGCACACCTTGGATGCCTTGGGGGCCTTGCTTACCCTGTTTGCCCTCCGGGCCGGTCTCACCCTGCACGCCCTGGGGACCTTGGGGGCCTTGGGGGCCGGTCGGGCCTTGGAGCTTGCCGACGGAAGTCCAGTCGCCCTGTGTTTCCGACCAGATGTAGCACTCCCCGTCGGCTTTGACCATATACATCTTGTCATTGCCGTTGGGGATCGCGTTTTTCAGCGCGGCAAGGGTGCTGTAAATGTCCTCGATGTAGAGGCTGGTGCCGTCCTTACCGGGGGCACCGGCAGGGCCTTGGGCACCGGTGGGGCCTTGTGTCCCCGCTTTCCCCTGCGGACCCTGAGGGCCGGTAGGGCCTTGTTCACCCTGTTCTCCCTGCACACCCTGGACACCTGGGATGCCCTGGATACCCTGTGGGCCTCTGGCACCCTGTGCGCCCTGTTCGCCCTGGACGCCCTGCGGACCTTGCGGCCCACGGACAGACACGGCCTGGGGCGCAATGGCGCTGTCCTGGATGGTGAAGGACATGACGCCGTTTGTGTCGATGCTGGGAACGATGCTGGGGCCGGTGGCTCCTCGGTCACCCTTGTCGCCCTTCACGCCCTGGATACCCTGTTCTCCCTGGGGGCCGGTGTCACCCTTCACGCCGTGGACGATGGTCTTGGTGCCGTCGTCGGAGACTTCGCAGTTGTCAAACTGCATCCGTCCACGCTGGGGCAGGGTCTCCCCGGCAGGGTCCATAATGATGTGACCGGCAGAACCGGATGCCTGCCAAGTCACGCCGTCCTGGCTGGTTTCCAGTACGCGATCTGCGTTCAGGCGGATGTACTTGAAGCCTGCCCCTTCCGGGAGCTGTACGCTCGTCTCCACGCCCAGTGTTTCCAGAGCGGGGAGCAAGGTGACGTTGATATACTCCTGGATGGTCAAAGGCCCTTCGTCGAACTTCTTCTTCAGTTCGGCAGCAGACAGACCGCCTACGTCGTTGGGTTCGTCGTCCAACTTCTGGACGATGTTTAAGTCTTTGTTCAGCTTTTCTAAGCTCATAGGTATCACCTCGCATAGCCCGTGAATCGTACCCGCATGTCAGCGGACAGGATGGTCACGGTGGTGTTGATGGATTCCGTTCGGAAAATCAGCTTGTAAAACACGAACTTCTTCGCTTTGATCTTCAGGCGCTTCATGTGCGGCTTTCGGTTCGGGTTGAAGCTCCACTTCCGAAAATCCGCCCCGGAAAACGAAATCAGGGACGAGACCACGACCTTGTTTGTGTAGGCCGATTTTCGGTCTGTCTGGACGGTCACATAGACTTCACCGTGGGTCTCCGGTTTGATTCCCACCCACAGCATGGCGCTGTACTTTCGCATGAAGTCCTGAGAAAAACTCTCTGCGCCGCTTTCCCAATAGCTTTCGATTTTCTCCCCGTTGTCTGTCCGGTTGGTGTAAGCAATAAGATTCAAGCGTCCCTTGCTGTCTCCGCTATATAGCTTCCCCCGGAAGTTTACGAAGCACGTCACGTCAAAGGCTGTGTAGCAGTACCAGGCGTCGGCGGCGTAGTTGTGTACCAGCGCCCTGTTGTCTGTATTGATGATGTAATACTCTTGGTTGTCATTGTCATCCCAACAGCGGCAGTGTTCCAGGTCAAAGCCTGCCAACGTCCCCATGATGCGGTCAGAGATACGCCGTGCCTGCCGCTCGTCAATGGTCATGTTGGCAGAGTAGGAAGAGCTGTTCTTCCACTCATACAAGTCATGCCCGAAGAGCGTTCTCGGAGAGTTCAGCACCAGTTGTGCTTGCCCCGGCGCCACATTTCCAATGGCTCGGTTCACGGGCGTTGCGTAGAACGTCGCCGCTGTGGTGTTGTCCACCATCGTTGTCACGCCGTACTGCACGGAATACGTGGAAGTAGACTTGTAGACGATCAACCGGGAGTAGTGCCGGATGAGCGCCGTAATGGGGGTGTTGGCGTCCCCGACTTTCAGGACGTTCATATCCGGGAAGTAGTCTGCCCTCGGTTTTCCGTCGTTGTCCAGGCCGGAGTAATATGCCTCGTTCGTGCCGTCTCCATATAGGAACACGCGGTTGTCGTTGGCTCCGTTGAAGGTCTCCGCATACTTCATGGCAAGCGCCTTGTCCCGGAAGTTCTTCTTCACTTCCCACGCGATCTCAATGGTGTTGATTCCCTTCTCCGGGGCTGTGCTGAAAGTCACAGTCCCCTTTTCCAGGTCAACGGTGTACTTGCTCTTCTCGATCTCAGGCTCATTCTCTGCCGCCTTGTTCTTTACCCAGTCTACGGACTTCAAGTCCTTTTCCGGCAGGGTGAAGGTGGTGGCAGTGCCGTCCGGGGAGAACCAGCAGCGTCGCTTCCCGTTGAGCTTGTTCACCTGCTCATAAGTGGTGCCGCCGCCGCTCGGAACAACGGTAATGGTCACGATAGGCCGATACCCGTCAACGTCCTGGAGTGTTTCTCCGTCCCACTCTTTGTACTGGCCCTTTGCCATGATATAGAGCTTTTCAGAGTAGCCGAAGAAAAACACCGGTTCCGTGGTGTCCAGGTCTCCAATGGCTTCCCGCTTCCATGCCCCGTCATGGAGCTTCCAGAGCTTTCCGTCGGCAGCGCCGACCAGGTACTCTTTTCCCTTCACGTTGCCAGCCCATAGACCAGCGACTTTCTGGTTCACAGAAGAGGATACCGCCCTGCAACGCTTCATCTTCCAGGTGTACTCATCCCGTTCTGCGTCATAGGTGCAGGAAACAAGCTGATAGGTGAAGTTCTCGTCATAGCGCCAATAGTATCCTGCGTACTGTTCCGCGTTCTCATAGCTCACAGAGACCTCATTCCCGGAGACTTCCAGAAAGCCGTCTATCGTCACGGTACAGGTGGGGTGCATCCGAAGTTTGCCGGAGACATGTTCATCAACGCGAACTTCTTGCGTGTTGTCCTCCACCTGCAAGGTATAGGCTTGCAGTAAGCCCTTCACCATCTGCTGTCCCGGTCTTCTCTGCAAGTTCCGGTCACGGGTGACTTTGAAGTTCCGAATGACCGATGCTTCCCCCATTTTCAGTTTGGTGTCGCCGTCCGGGTTTTCGTTCAGGCCAAGAAATTCCTGGATACGAAAGACCTTCTCGTCGGCTCCGGTCGTAATTCTCGCCATGAAACATCAACTCCAACGGGAAAAGTAGTTGTATTCGGTGCTTACGCCGTATACGTCGGTAATGCTTTCCGAAGAGCGTGGGAAACCGGCGGCCAGTTTATCCCGAAGTTCTTCGTATCTCTGCTGGAAGAACGCCGCTGCCGAAGGGTTCTCATCCAGCAAGAGTTGTGCCGCCAACCCGTAGGGAAGGACGGTCTGACAA